TAGCCGCCCAAGTTGTACTGCCGGACGTTGCCTCCGCGTGCAGCGGCGGCAGTTGCGATAGCCGCAAGCCCGCCTTTGCGCATGCCCGCCAGCATATCAAGCTCTTCATTGGTGTAGTTGGGGCCACCAACATCGTATTCAGAATCAAACGGGCCAAAGTCATAACTGCCTGTTTCTGCAGCCGCACGCGCTATCTCCAGTTGGCGCTGAAGATAGGCTTCTTCTTGATCTCGCAAAATGTCACGCTGAATCTGCTCGACGTTAAGCACGTCTTCTACTTCGGCTCGACTCGCATTCAGCGCCGCCTCGTTGGCCAGCAGTTCGCGCATAGCAGCGTCTGTGTAGAAACCGCGATCCACCACCGGAACCGTAGACGGGTCTTGCGTACCAAACAAGAAGTCTGTGATGGGCGTACCGCTAGGTGCAGTGTAATCAGTGCCGGTTTCTGGATTGACGCGCGTTGTTCCACCTCCGGTTGTGGTGCCTCCGGTTGTGGTGCCACCAACAGTAGAACCGCCAACAAGCCTTGTGCCTGCGCCGCCTGCGGTCATACCGCCGCCGGTTGTGGTGCCTCCGGTCATACCGCCGCCGGTTGTGGTGCCTCCGGTTGTGGTGCCGCCGGTAGTAGTACCACCTGTGGTTGTCTTTGTTTCGCTAGTATCGGCGCCCTGTGCAGTCTGACGTGAAGGCGCAGGGGGAACGTATCGGCGTATTGCGCTCTCGCCGCCGACAACTTCACTGTACGGGCGCATAAGCGCGCCGCCGCCGGGAACAAACGGCGTGGTCGGATACGCACCACGACCCATCAGGTAGTCGTAGGCGTTCTTGCTACCACCGGTCATCATGCTGAACCGACGCTCGTTGATGGCCGCACGCAGTTGGTAATCCGGCACGCCGTTGGCGCGACCCCAGGCGGTGATCTCCGTGGCCGTTGCGTTGGGGTTGTTTGCCAAATAGGCTTGCAAATTGTTTACCACCGCGTTCTGCGTCATCGGGCGCTCGTTCGGGCCAAGACGTGTGACCGTGGGCATCTCCGTAGCGCCGCCGCCCTGTTCATATGCCGTGCGCACCTGCTCCATTGTCTGAGGAGTGAACTGCGTAGCAGGAGCCAGAGTCGGTGTGGTCGGCGCAGGTGCAGGAGCGGGCAGCGGCGCTGGGGTGATGGTCGTGCCGGTGTCGGTTTCAGTAAACGTCGGAGACACCGCCGTGACCGGAGGAGGGGCGGGTGGTTTGTACGCCAAGTCTTTTACCGACTTGCCTGTGGCCCGCATGACATCCGCTTCATTAATGTCAACCGCAGCCATCGCCTGACGGATTTGCGCTTCCGTGGCTTGCGGGTTCTCTGCCATCCACATCTGGATGTTTTTATTCATTCCCTCCAGGCCAGTAAGACCTGTGCGTGAGCGCCAGTCGGCCTGGGTCAGCACGTTCTGCATGCCGCCCGAGCCACCACCGGCCTCAACCGCGCGTCGGATGTCTGCGGCATCGACGCCATACTGGTTAGCAGCGGTTTGAACTTGGTCGTAGGAAATGTTGGGGTTCTGCTGAACAAAGTTCTGAATGTTTTGGTTTAGGCCAGCAATACCAGTCTGGCCACCAACAGAAGTCCAATTCGGCGAAGTCAAGACCGTACGCTCAGCACCAGACACAGCGGGAGAACCGCGCTGTGCGGCAAGTTGCTGCAGTGTTTGCCAATCTGCGTCGGTCTGCTGACCTGCGGCTTGCCGAATAGCGGCGTCGTTGAATCCCTGGCTCAAGAACTTGTTGTACAAGTCGGCCTTCTGCTCAGGCGTGTAGGTGCCGACGTCCGAAGGGAGCGAAGGGCCACCGGTGGCCAACGCCACGATGCCGCCGCCTGCCATGCCTCCAGGCGGTTGTTCTTCTTGCGGCTGTGTGGGCGCAGCAGGCGCCGTATTAACGGGTATTGCAGGATAGGTGGGCTGCGCCGTCCACCGCTTGGTAAACGGGTCAAACTTGTAGGGACGAATGGTGCCTTGGTATTGGCCACCGGGCATCGGCGTGGACGTCTGCACGGCCTGATCGGCCATGATGGGTGCCGCAGCCGCGTAACCTGCTTTGAGCAGGCCAGAACCGCCACCAATTGCGCTCATAAACGTCTCGCGGCCAGGGGCCTGAGCAAGGCCAGTGATGCCTGCGCCCAACCGGTCAGTTAGCGTGGCTGCAGCCATCCTGTCTGCAACAGCCTTTTGCACAAACTGATCCTGTGCGGTGCCAGTCAACCCTTGCTCAACGGCCGTGGCCCGTGCCGCATCTGCCGCAGCCGTACCAATATTGGCGCTGCCTGCGCCGTAGAAAGCATTACCCAACGAAGCGCCGCCATAAGCGCCCAGACCGGCCATGATGCCCTTCTGCAGACTGCCGGTGGCCAGAGCCGTCGCACCGCCGACCAGTGCCCCCGCGCCCAGCGCACTGCTGACCACGCCGAATCCGGCAGGGCCAAGGGCAAAACCCGCGATCATGGGCAGTGCCGACTTGAGCAGCGACTTGAACGAGAAGGCTTCCGGCAGACCCGTGTAGGGGTTGATCGTCATGGTGATTCCATGACTCAGGCCAAGCGCCTGCAGACCCGCAACTTCGCTGGGGGCCATGTGCACCAGCATCGAGTCGCCGTTGCGACCCTTGGACGCCATGTGGTTGGCTAGTACGGCAAGGCTCATGTGCGCCCCTTGGAATTGATTGAATTCATTTTATTGGGTCAGGTCGTAGAAGGAAAGCGACCCAACAACGTCGCCCGTGGTGGCGCCCGAGACGGTTCTTACGGCAACGGTGTAGATGTCACTGACTCCGGCGATAGACGCGCCCAACTGCAAGTCAAAGTTGTAGCCCGTAGCCGCGCTTGTGTTCCCAACACCACCCGAGCCGGTCGAAGTCACGTAGTCCGTCTGCACTATGGAGCCCCCCGTGGTGGCCGTGGCTGCTACATCAAACTCTACGTTGGAGTCAGTCGGCACTGCCGTCCATGATGCGGCTGTCAGGGTGGGGTTTTTGATCAGCGCCACCTCGTAGTTCTGATTGGTCGTCGGCAAAACCTGCACCCGGTTGGGCAACACCACCGCACCAGTGCGCCCAGAGGCAAGCCGGATCGAGACAACAGGCAGGAAAGTCGTGCCGATGGTCCCCAGGACTGTGGTGCGTCGCGCCACATGGTCAATGGAAGTTTGCTCAAACCCGCCTTCGGAGATGACCGAGCAGCAGATGGATTTCATCGAAGCCGCCACCGCAGATGTGGTGGAAACAATCTCATAACGCACCGGCAGGATTGCCGTGGTCATGTAGACGTTGGTGATCTCGTTGGCGTTGTTAAACGTGTGGCAGACGATGTACTGGCCATTGATGATGAAGCCACACCGCACTGAGCCAACGCCCAACCACTCAAAGTCCATCCACAAAATCTGAGCCTTGGACGGGTCGAGTGTGTAGCCAGAGTCCCCCGTGCCGTCCAACTTGTCACCGTTCCAGTCTTCTTGATTGACCGTCCGAACATTGGAAACAGAGCCGGTGACGTAGGAACGTAGGACAAAAGAATAGACGCCATCTACGCGCTGGAAGAACACGCCGTTCTGGTCGTTGTAGTAGCCCACCCGCTGCGTGAGGTTCAGGCTCATGCTGCTGTCCATCACGAAGGTGGCGAGCACCAACAGACCCTTACCGGGCTGATACGGGAATGAACGATAGGACTGGCGCAGCACAGAGCCAACACCGGCCCCGGTGACTTCCATCTTGACCGCCGCTTCGTTGGGCAGGAACGTCGTCGTGCCCGTGCCGGTCGTGGAAACATCAAACTGATTGTCTGCGGCGTAACGGTTTTGGCTGTCAAAGAGCGTGTAGGGCTGGCTTACCCGCAGCCGCCCAAAGGCATCCACATTGGTGCCGCCGATGGAGATTGGGATGGGGGAGGTTGTGGTCACGATCCGCCTTAGTAGCGCGTCAAGCCGGTTGAAGTACAGGCGAAGGACATTGTTTAACTGCTCGTGGTAACGCGACTCGTAGTCCCGAGGGGCCAGAGGCAGGTTAGGCGGTGCAGGTACGGTTGCATCTTCAATGAGGAAGGTCATCGCCGCCCATCCGGTCTGATGTCGATTCGCGGTGCGCCAAGCTGCCACGTCGTGCCAAGCGTGTTGGAGTCCACCTTGAAGATCAACTGCCGCCCGCGCACGCGGGTGTAAATCTGCCCGGTGAACTCTTCAGTAATCACGTACGTCGATCCCTTGACCACAGGAGCGCCTGCGCTGTCAATGCTGCCAGAGCCTGAGTTGTACAACCCATAGAGCGTCATGTTGACGGTGGCCGCGCCTGCGGTGGAGTTCTCAAACGTGATGTCGGGCAGCATGCGCCACACAAACCCAAAGTTGTGGCCGTCGCCGATGTCGAACTCAGACGACGAGATGTTGGCCAGGATTGGAGCAGGCGTGCCCGTTTCGTTGTCGTCGATGCCCGATTCGTGATTAACAAGGTTATAGCTGTAGGTAGCCGCTAACGGGTAATCTCGAATACCAGAATCAAGCCATGCAGTGCGGCCCATCGTGCCGTAGTACCAGATGCGCTCAAGGTAGTTGTAGACCACGTAGCGATCTACAGTGGTGGAGTTTGCCGAGCAGTAGAACCACCAGACTTCGTTGAAGCCCTCGTTCGTACCAGCAAAAACCTGGGCTGCTTGGGCTGCATTGAAATTGCTGAACACATAACGGCGCACATCGCAGGGGAGCGTCTGCACGCGACCGTCATACTGGTAGAACTTGTCCACGCCCATCCAGTACACCACACCAGAAGCAATGGCTACGGCGTTGGGGCCGACGATGGAGATGTTGTCGCCGAGAAGCTGAGCGCCCCAGAAGATGGGTGCGTCAAGGTATTGCAACGAATAAAGGGCAGAGTCGGTAAATACTACGATTTC